CCATAACTTAATGAAACAAATTTAGAACCAGCTTCTAACAGTCGGATGGCAGTAAGGGCATCTTGCCCAAGAGTCGCTTCCTTGAACTTGTCGTAGTCTTTGTCGTTTTCGTAACGGAAAGCTTTAGAACCATTACCAAGAATAATGTCAACAGATTGATTACGAAGATCACTCCAGTCTTTTGCCATCTGTTGCCCTCTGGCAATAAAACCCTTGTCGATGACGTTTAGAGCGTAAAGCCTTTTCTTAAAATCTTCACTCTTACCAAGTAGCTGTAAATCTTTACGACCTTCTCGGGTCGCATCAAAGCCAGTATACTTACCGCCAAGCCAAGCCGCTCCGTTATGTTCGTATTGACCCAGCTTTACATACGTAGGGAGTCCATCATCAGTATTTACACCGTGATGCTTGCTCATCATACTTCCATAGCTAGGCCATTTTGAGCTTGACCCAGTACCAAAGTTTGCTTCGCCGGTTACAACCCAGTGTACGGCAGAGGCGTGGTTCTGATCTCTATGACCAAACGATCTGGGGATTACGATCTTGTCTGTACGTTTAGACAGTTCCTTAAACAGTCCACCTATTTCTACGCCTGCCACATTTGTTTTTGTAGCACCGGTTACAGATCTCCGGTCAGCAGGAGCAAATGGTATAGGATTAAAAGTCTCAATATGAGAAGCACCACCTCCCAAGAAAAGGAATAATACTGCTGCGTCATCTTTTTTTGTGTCATCTGCATATGTCGCTGTAACATTTCCACAAGCAAATGTAGTTGCCCCTAGTTTAATAAAATCTCTTCTTTTCATCCCGGTGCCTCATAATAACCTATTGAAAAACCTTCTTTAGTACAATCTTCTATGGTCTTTTCCATACCTTCTTTTTTTAACTTCTTCTCTATAAATATACACATTTTTTCATCAGTTCCCGGCCAGTTATTTTTGTAGAAGTGGCACAACCTCTGACATTTAAATGTATTCCTGTCCGATCTTATCGGTTTGGGTAGTACATTATCTCTTATTTCCTCAAACCTATTTTTCAGCATACCCAAGAATCTTTTCTCATCTTCTGGTCCAAGACAAATGCTAAATGGCATAGGGTCAACTTTTCCATCCTTGTCTTTGTAAAAGAAAATACTCATAATTCTATTTGGGAAATCTTTGTACAATTTAGATATAGCATAGAAGTATAGTAATAATTGTGGGTCATTTTCTAGCTTCTTGTAGTCTTTTACCTGACCGGTCGTCCAGTCCATTCTCCTGCCCGTTTTCCAGTCGATCACCTCAATCGTATCGTCAGCAATCAAGGTCGTCAAGTCAATTGTACCTTTAATTGCTAATTGCCCAGAGACTTTTTTGCCGTCAATCTCATATTCAAATTTAGCCCAATCTTCCTCAATAGGAATATCGAACTGCGCTTCTGGATGGTAAATGTTTCTTTGTCTTGGGTCAAACAATCCGTCTGAATGAGTCAGAAAAGTAAATACAGTTTGTACTACTACTTTTCTGTCTGCCGGATAAAATTTGTGAATAGAATCTTTTGCGTAGGCATCTATTGCCAGCTCGCACATCTCGCTAACAAAATCATCTAAATATAATCTATCTTTGTGTACTCTAATATTACCGCATTTGTCATCATCAATAACTAAATATTTTTTACGAGGATTATCTTGCTGAAACTTTTTAAGTCCAGCAAGTATTTCCATAACCTTGTGAGCCATAGTACCCATGTCTGCTTTTTTATTACTATCAGACCTATGCCCCAAAACATAGGTTAGAAAATATTGCATTTGGCAGAAATCATAATTATTATAACTAGACGACCTTATATAAGTCACTATCATTAAACTTGCTCCAATAGAGATTTGACTTCAGTGATTGTACCCTGAATAGTCATCTCCCTATTGTCTAGCACGCGCCAGAAATTAGAATGGTCATAGTTATCCACGTCTAGCGCAGTTTCGCTATTGTGGTTGTCTTCATGAACATTCCTCTCCAATCTCAATACTTTGCCACCAGCTTTAGTGATGGCTTCAACCTCATTAGGAAATCTAACATCTGCTATAATAGCAAGATCACTACCTTCTTTTGTAATTTTATTTAGACAGGCATTTGCCCAGACATCGTTATGTATCTTTCTCATGATATCAGTTCCAAAGAACTGCATAAATTCACGAGCTGTCATTTCTCCTTCACGCCAATTCCAACTTTTTTTAGAATCAATTGGCATCTTTTTCATCAGTTTCATATTCTGAAACCTTGGCATATCTTCCCATCTGATATGTTTTAATGTTTGATTTTTTTGATCGTTCGTTCCATATGCTTGTTCATATGTAAGTCCAAATAAATTTATGCACATATCTTTTACGGGATCTGCGAAATTATACAGCTTAACATAAGGCCACATATTATAGTGAGCATATTCTATAAACTGTTCGTCTTTCCTTTCAACGTCAAATTCACCCCAACCTTCTTTGCCAGCAGAGTTTGTTGTATTAATTAATAACTTGCCATTATCATTAATGTTATAATCAATAATAAGCTCTTTGCTTTTTAAGATTTCGCCGTGAATAATGTTAGCGACAGTTGTTTTACCGGCTTGCTTTTTACCAGAAATACCAATGATCATTAATAGCTACCCTTTAAATCTGAAAGAATGTTTTCTTGTATTGACTCTACTGACATGTCACCAATATCCTTTCCCATAATTTTAGGGAATTTTAAATTAAATGACCTGAATAATTCTCTTTGTATTTTTATCTTTGATTCTCTACCGGCTTGATCGTTGTCGGTGAGTACAATCAGTTTTGTTGCGCCGCTTTTTAGCAAAAGCTCTTTTTGTTTGCTTGATATATCTTTGCCAAACAAACCTACACAATTGGTGACTCCGGCTTCATACATTCTCCATACGTCACCTTGACCTTCTACAAGAAAGAGAGTGGCGGTTTCTAGTGATCTAACTAATGCTTTATCGTAATTATATAAATAATTCGCTTTCTTAAATCCATCAGAAAACAAGTACTTTGGCGACTGCCACGGCTTAGTAGCTCTAGCTATGAAACCAACCTTCTCTCCCGAGTAAAACACTGGTATTATAGACCTGCTCTTCATCACAGAGTTTTTTTCTAAACAGTCTTCTACTTGAAAATGTCTAAGAGTGTTAGTGTAAAATCCTCTGGACTCAAAGTATGGTGAGTTACCGCAAGTGTTTACCTCTTGTATTGTTATACCTTCGTAAGCGCAATTATCCTTAAAGATTTTTACAATTTCGCTAAAATCTTTGTAGGGATCTTCTATCTTGTCTTTTGCTTTAGCTGTATTTTTGACATTATACAACTTACATACATATCTAAGAATATCAGAGAACGAACTGGCTTGTCCTCTTTCCATAAAGATAGACTGTATAAATCCAAATATATTTGTGTTAGTGTCCTCATGACAACTCCTAGTCCAGCACCTCCAGTTTTTGTGAGACAAAGATATAGACAGACCGTTGTCATTATCCCCATGATGAATAGGGCATGGCATAAACACGTTGTTATTTTTAACGTGATAGTCTAACTCTAGATCGTTCAACAGCAAGAATATATCTTGGAAAATAACATCCTTTACTTTATTTAAGTCAAGCCTTTGTTTTGTTTCATTCATATTTATCTTGGTTTTCGTTCAAACGGAGTAGAATTAATTCCATCAAACCTTTCTTCGTCAAGGATGTAGAAGAGATCGTATTCCTTTTGGTCTACAAGTTTATACTTAGACTTTGTTCTAAACCCACTTACGTCGTAAACTTTTATTACGGTTAAAACTTCTTGAACCTTTGGCATGGGTGTTACATCACCGTGAGATGGTCCACCCTTAAAATGCGCTTTATACATTATTTGTTTCTTCCTCGTTAAATGGTAACTCTGCGCCCTCTATAGCATCTGTACCGCCAGTTGCTATTAGTTCATCTCTGGTTCTAAGTTCTGAAAGTAATGCGTGTTGACCACTCATCTGTAAATTGATATAGTTTCCATCTTGCATCCCCGGACCGTGACGAGATACGATGGGTACAAGTTTTCTATTTCCAGCTCTTGGTCCATCCTCTGCCACTTCTTCTGCCGACTTTTCTTTAAAGATAGAGAATGATGTACACAGCCAAATAAGTCTGTCAGAACCGCTAACAGCGTCCGTAGATTCTTTGGTGATACCATCTCTATTCAACTGCACAAAAGCTAGACAAGCAAAATCATATTTAACAGCAAGGTTATGTAAGTTTGTAATCTGGAAACCAAGCGCTTGATATTCTTGTATATTATTTGTTATAGATGTAGATGACATTAATTTTAAATAGTCATATACAACCAAACACTCGTTTGTTCTTCCGTTCTCATCTACTCCAACTTCTTGTAAAACCCAGCGCTTGATAACATTTAATATAGACTCAAACGGCATACCCGCTACAGTAACATAGGTATAAGGAATATCCTTAATTTTCTGAATGGCATCTTGGATGGCAACATGCTGTTCTTCGTTGTGAGAAAACGAACCGGTAGATATATCATTGATTGGAACTTTGCTTATGCTAGCCAAAATTCTGTTGAGATGATCTTCTTTGCTCATCTCTGTGTCTAGCATCAAGACCGGTATACCTTGGGAAGCAGCATGAACAGCAACGTTATCACCAAAAACAGACTTGCCAACTTTAGGTCGCGCTGAAACAAGATCAACGCACTTCCTTCGCAGACCACCGCCAATGGCAGCATCATATCTATCAAACCCGCTAGAGATACCAATTTGATCGCACTTGTTCTCAAGTAAAAAATCAACATACTCCTCTACACCTTCTCCTATCTTTTCGGGTCTTTTGTTGGCATCGTCTTCTTTTAAGAATTCTACAATGGGGTTTTCAATAATAGATACAATTTCATCTATATCTTCATCGCCGCTGATTTGCTCTGCGTCAAACGATATCTTTTTAGCTAAAGACTTAATTTTCCTAGCTAGTTCAAACTTTTTAATCTGAGCTGCGAAGTGTAGTATATTATCTTTCTTGACGGGAAAATCCATCAGAGATTTAATATAATTTAACTCTCTCTTGTCTTTAAAGGTTTCACTGAACCCTAATCTTTCTGCCGCAGACATGAAAGAAGCTATATCAACTTCTGTTTCATTAGCAAAGATCTTTTCTACGCATTTAAAAATAATCTGATTATTCTGTGCAGCAAAGCTATTGTGATCTAGTACATCTGAAACCTCGATGTATGACTCTAGACCGTGAGTAAAAAGACCAGCAAGTACTGCTCTTTCTGCTCCTAAATCCTGTAATATTTTAGTCATTGTTACCTACCGCCACATCGGTTACACCTGTGGTATTCTCCGTAAAGTAAATTAGAGTTCACTTGAAATTCTCTACCGCAAACATGACACTCTACACTTGATTTCTGTGGCCTCTTTCTGTTTCTTGGAGTTCTCTTTCCGGTAGGTTGCTCCATGTCAGAAAACTCAAGACCATCATCTTCCCAAGTGTTCTTTTTAAACTTCACGACTTCTCTCCTTCCTTTAGGTTTAGTAGTCTTATGCATAGTAAAATCATTTTTATCATCCTCTACAGTTTCGGGGGGTTGCTCTACAGCTACCTCTTCTTTTGTTTCTGATAAGCTAGACATCAATTGCTCAAGCAACTGCTGCTTTTGCTCAGGTGTCAAATTGTTTAGTAGATCTTTATCTATCATTTCCTCTTACCTTTTTCAAAAAGTATATCTGCTTTTCTCTTAACATTGTACTCTCTAGACTTAATATTTTCAAGCCTTCCTTGCGCAGTTAGTTTCCATTCATTGATTTTTCTTGCTAGGTCATTATTTCTAAGAACAGTAGCAACCTTTGTTTCATGTTTGGCATAAGTGTCCCACACGCCACTGGATAGCTGTTCTGATATAATACTTTGTAGTGAATTTTCACACCAGCGTATTACATTTTCACACTGTGCGCGCTCTGTAGCAACATGATCTGCGTACTGCATAAGTTGGTAAGCATAACCGAAACAGTCATCTTGGTTTAACTTTTGTAAGTCTTCCATGTTTAGCGTTTCTGCTACAGCAAACTCTGGATTAAACTTTGTCGGTGTTATGTTCTTAGCGGTAATGTATGATTCAATACCATCTAAAAACTCTTTCAGTCTTTCAGCGGCTGTCAATTTGGTTTCTCCAATCTTCAATCTTGTCTGAATACTTTAATACAATTAACTCAATGTCGTTTAGCTCACACCAGTCTTCCTTTATAAAGTCTCGCTTTCTTGCTGTCAAGAATCCAGCTTTAGTTTTGTGAAAGAATTTACAAAATTCATAATGTTGCTGCCCATGAACTTCTACACCCAGCATCAAACTGGGTATAAAGAAGTCCAAGAACAAGGCTGATTTTTTACTGGGGCATCTTGACCCCGGAAGTTTTACTTCTTCTAAGACTGTGTAGCCAGAAAACATATCTGCCAGAAGTTCTCTAGCTAGTATATGATACTTTGATTTTACGGTTTTATCATTTCTTTTTACGATATATTTACGTAAATTTATATTATACTCTCTACCGTTTAGTCCTACAACCTTCATAATACATTTCTTATTTCTTCGTACAAGAATTCTTGAATTTCAGAATTCTGCTCTATAAACTCACTGAGCTTTGCCATGCCTTGGAATTTAAAAAACTTTTCCACCGCTTCAGCATTATCGACATCTACTTCATTCTTCTTTAGTAAAGACTGGATAGATGGATCTTTTTGATTGGATATGGCTGTAGTGATTGTATACCAAGCGCCCGCCTGCTTGATGAAAGTTAATTCATTAGCGATTTCGCAAAGCTCTCTTATTTCATCAATGCCAGTCCCATATCTAATATAAGATACAGCATTGGAGTTTGGCTTACCTCCAGCGGCAGAAGTTTTGACTATCCAGTTTGCTACCTGACCAACGTCTTGACCGGCATCGTCTGTCTCTTCCCATTTACCTCTATGTGTAATCACCATGTTGGTTCCTGCTTGATACTGAAGCATATTACCAGCGTCTGCCATCTTTGCTGGCGACCAACGCGAACCACCAGTGTTGGCAATATTATGGGTAATAAAAATAAGTATAGCTTTAGTTCTTGCTATATCATTGCTTACACGTTTGAAAAACATAGATAGCAATCTTGGTAGCTGCGCTCTAACTCCACTTCGCACTTCACCATCTAGCTCGTCTTGTGGCACCATATTAGAAACAGAGTCAATGATCGCAACAAAGTCAGGTTGATTTTTAACATAGTATTCTAGTGAATTTAAAAATGTTTCAGCAGATACTACGGGTTGATTATCTGTAGCCTGAATGATTTTAATTTTATCTGGGTCTAGACCTTTTATGCCAATAAAGTTTTCTTTAGTTAGCCTACCTTCAGTGTTAAAATAAAATACATTCTTGCCCGCCGCCTGAGCTTTAGACGCAAAGTATAAAGAGGTAGTAGTCTTGCCAGTCTTGGGATCGCCCGTCATGACTACAACACTGCCTTCTCTTAGTCCTCCACCGAGCGCCAAGTCCAATGCTGGAGATATACCAATAGTATCAAAGTTTTGTAGGTCTTGTAATACCTTTGTTCCTTGCTCTACAATATCTCCATATTTAGCAATGACTTGATTGCTCACGATGTCGTCGTCAAATTTAGCCTTCGCTTTCTTTTTTGCCATTTAGTCCTCTCAATTTATTTAATTTAGATTTTTTACCGTAAGCGCTTTTTCTTACAGTGGGCTTTTCTTTTATGTCTAATTCTTGTTTCTTATCTTTATTGTCTTCAATAATTTTAACTTGTCTTAATATTTCAGGTACTACCCTCTTGTTTTTTAATGAGAAAACTTTAGTTAAAGAAGGAGAGTTGACCGCCTTTACGACGGCCACTTCTCCGTATTTTTTTACTAGTGAATTTGCGGTAAATAGCTGCTGCTTGAAAGTCCAGTCCCAAGGTTTCTTGTTCCAAAACTTATAGCCTAGCTTACCTTCATTTTTGTGTTCTGCTAATCTCAAACACATTAATTCAGCTAAATAAGAAGCGCAAGTACAGTAATCACCAGTAGACTGATGTTTGTATTTGCTTTTTTCAGTTCTTTTTCTCTTTGTCATAGATAATGGATTCTTGAAAACAATCTGATTCACGGTCGTCATACTCCCTCTCAATAATCAACTCGGGTATCAACCACATTGTTTTGTGGACAATCCCATCTTTTAGTTTTCCAATAGTATATGTTTGCTTACTCTCCGCGCCTAACATTCCGATAACGGACTTAACAAAGTATATACCATCAATATCTTTAATGTCAATCCTTTCTCTGTGAGATTTGAACTGAATAGAGAGTTTATTTACAAATACATTGTTATTATCACAGTATCTTTTTAGCTCATGCCAGCGCTGGGTGCTATCAATGAAGTATTCAGTGCCGTCTTTTACGGTTACAATCAACCATGTAGCTCTGACGTTTGTTCTGAATACTTCTGACCATTTTTGTTTATTTTTTATTTGATGTTCGTCGTACATCTTGAATCCGGTTTTTTATCTTTGTTGCTTCTTCTAATTTCGTCACCAAGTTCAGACGCTGCTCGCGTCATTACCGTTGACCCTTTGTGAGAAGCAAAAAGCGTTTCCTGTCCTTTGTCTGGCTCATGAACCCTCGTTTCTTTTGCTACGTCTACATGTTTTTGAATTGTGGCTTTTGGTCTGTTTAACTTTTTAGCCAGTTGTTCTACAGAGTAATCTTGAAATTTGTTCTCAATATAAAATTTTTCCACATCTCCTAAAGGTCCGGTCTTAGCCATTCTGATAACTCCTGTTTGTTCTAGTTAGATAAATAGAATTATTTGTCTGTAAGTAAGTAATATAGTAGTCAAAAGTTTTTTTAGTAACCTTTTGCATTTTTGTTTCTAGGTATGCTTGTCTTTTTTGATACCTCCCCATTGGGTCTAGTGGTGAATTTTGATAAGTAACAATATAGTGGGTCTCTCGTTCGCCCTCAACTAATACCTGAGCGTAAACTTTATCTCTGTCATTTTCTATAACTTTCCCACTTTTATTTATGTATACATATTCTCTTGTGGGGTTTTTGCCACTTACGGTAAAG